CCACAGGAGAGCTAGCGTAGAACAGGCGGAAGTCCACGTGATTGAACTTTGCCGGCTCTGACGTAGACCGCTTCTCGAAGCACGAAGCATTCAGCCAGCCGAGCGGCTGATTGATGCCGTCGCCCACCATCAATGCACGGTTGCGGTTGATACGATAGGAACGCGCCGCTGCACGGAACATGAAGTCCAAGAGCGGATAGTTGGCTTCCGCCAGCACCTTGCGCTGGAAGCAGAACACGCCACGGAAATCCGACACGGCGCCGGACTTGAACTGGATGTTGCCTTCCGGTCCGTATTCGGCGTCGCACTTGGCGTCGCAATCGTACTTACCGATCTGGCCGTAGTCCATAACCTGCGGGTACATGAACTGCGACTTGCTGACCGTTACGCTACCGTACAGATCGAGCAGTTCGGCACATTCGATGATGCAGTCCACCTCGATCCCAAGGAGCTCGGGCGAGAAGAATGCACTGTCGAGAGAAGACGCATCGAACGCCTTCTTCTCCGGCTCTGTAAGCCCACGGATAACCTTCTGCTTCGACTCGATGCCAACCTGCATCATCTTGCGCACCGCAGAGCGGTAAGCAGATGCGTCGATCAGATTGTTCATGTCGGGCTTGAAGTCGTCGTCGGAACCGCCCTTGAAGATGTGAGCGCGGCGCTGGCATTCCACGCCAGCCTTCTTGTCAGACTCGACCAGATCGCTGCCACCCTTGATGATTGGAGCATCGAGCTCCTTCTTCACCTGGTCGAGCGCCTGGGTGAGCGACTGCTGAGTAGCCACAAGCGCGGCGTAGTCCTCAGCATGTTTCAGGACCTTTGCTTTCAGCTCGTCACTGTCGGCCTTGACACCGGTAAAGTGAGTGCTGAGGTCCTTGTACTGCTGCTCAGTCTCTGCGCGGTTCTTGGTGAGCAGTCCAGTGATGTCGCCGAGCTCCTTGCTCAGAGCTTCGAGAGCCACTTGTGCCGCCTGTGCGTCAGCCGGCGCCTCTTTCTTCAGGTACATGCCCCGCGTGATAAGCGCAGGAGAATTCATCAGTCCATTCTTAGTCATTGGGAATCCCCTTAAAGCATCGATTTGATGCGTGCGAGTTGATCGCGAACTGGTTGCAACAATTGTACATCCAGCAGGGGATGTGGAGCTACGGGCAGTTCAGCCAAAGGCTCCTGCTCGTCTAGGAACAGATGCGAATTCGCTTTCAAGTAGTTCGCCAACTTGTGCGCTTCGCCTCTGCTTCGACACATCCCCTGAGCTACAAGAGCTTTTTCGAGCTGTGCCATCGTATCGTGACTCTTAACGTAGGTCATCTCTGCCTCAAGTTGGGCAGGGAACACCACAACGGACACCTCCATAAGGTCTCCGCTCTTAATCAGAAGGTATTCTCCGTCTTCGGACTTCTTCTCGTCAACAAAACTAAATTCGTCCAACGTGAAGCCGACCGAGAAGTTAAGGCCGCCGTTTTGGATAGCAACCTCGTGAACATCCTTAACGTAAGAGATGTTCAAATTCATCTGCCCAGCGATCTCCAGATTGTCGCCCACAGTCTTGAGCTTGGAGATAGCACCAGCGGGCTTTGTCCAATCATGATGAACAAGGAGCTTCACACCCCGCGGACCAGTTAAGCCCTTCTGCTTAATCGATTTGTCGAAAGCGCCCTTCAACACCTTGTGACCGTAGAGGTCAGTAGATGGAGTGCTCGCAATACCCTCGAAATAACCAGCAGGCTGGTTCTCGACATTGACTTTGGTAAGTTCCATGCCAAGATCGAGATTGATCATATCACCATGTTTGTGGGTCATAGGTCCATCTCTCAATTTACGAGCTTGAGCGGGGGAGTCCCCTTGGCTGTGTCGTCATCGGGTTTGTCATCTTCGGGCTTGGGCGTATCGCCATCCGTCGGAATCGGTGTGGAGGTAGTAGAACCAATCAGTTTCGGGAGATCGGGGTCCGGCTCGAATCCGAGGATCTCGCGTTTCTCGTCGCTCGTAAGGAAGTTGACGTGACTGAGCGTCTGGCCGAGTTTTGCACGGCCTTCCCAGAGCGCAGGAATAGCATCATAGTCGAAGGAAACCTTAGCACCATACGGACAAAGACACGCACTGAGACCAGCTGCCATCGGAGATATATAATTGGGAACCACAGTATCCTGCCATAACGCGAGTCTGGACTGTTCATAATTGTTCGAATACTTTGCAGAGTCCGCATTGCTCAATCCTAGGAGAGCTACAGGAACGCCAAACACGCCTGCGATAATGCGCGTCATGTCGTCGAGGGGAATCTTGCTATGAATATCACCCAGCTTATTGTCGAGCGTGTGAACTTCAATCTTTGTGTTGTACAGGAAAAGAACAGAGCCGGAACCATCTTCACCAGGGCCGGACTTCTCGAGATGTTCTTTGAGAGCGTCGACCTGTTGCTTTGTTAGCGTCTTATCAGACGTAACCACGTACTTGATATTTGGGTGGCCCGAAGCTGTATCGTAAGCTCGCTGCATCAAGCAAGTAATGATTGCAAGCGGAACCGCGAGGGACTCGATAGCTGCCGGGGACTTGTTATATTCGATCAAGCCGCTTAGGGATGGAAAGGAAATCTCAGCAGCGTAGGATTCGCCAAATGCTGCCTTGCGTTTCGATGGGAACTTCTGTTCCTGTGGTGTTCCTTCACCATAGACGTAAGTGTCGATAGTACCACGGGAATTCGGAATCCCCTTCATATACTTGGTAGCAAGGGGATAGATCCCGTTCGGAAGACCTGCCGTACCGACACCCACTTTGAAGTGGACGCGAGAGTAGAGCATCAAATTAAGCGTCAACCAGTAACGCAGATTCTCCGGAGTGAAATTGTCGTTCGGAGACTTGAGAAGGGAATTGATTGCCTTGATCGCGCCAGGAGCAGCTCGCTCGCTAGCAGGAACGTTTGGATCCTTCTCGCAGAACCACGGGACAGCCTGGGCGCTAGATGCAACTAGGTGCGTCACACGGTATAGTTGAGGAATGCGCCGTTGCGCTTCCTCCGCCGTCATAATCGCCCCAGTCGATACAAAACGAACCGGTTGATTCCCGATCGTAAAGATCGGGCTCATAGGCTCGTCAGCTGGCAGACGAACAGGAGGCTTTTTGACTAACCAGTTCCACATTAGACTTTACGTCTTCCCGAAGTTGCTGCTGCCGCTTGAGTAACAGGCTGAGTTTGGGAGGCAGACTTTGCCTGAAGTGATTTACTCTGAATACTTACAGGACGCTGAGTTGGAACGTGGCTTGGAGTTCCAGCTCGATACCGCTGACCCGTAGCATAAGCATTGGAAAACGATTTTCCACAGTTGCAACCCATTTCGGAGTCTCCGTTTGTGTTACCACAGCTTCACGACTCCGCCGAATGGGTCGTCTGAGGAACTGGGCTGGGCGATGTAGTCTTCTAAAGCGTAACGAGAAGCGTCCCAACCGTGGTTGTTCGCGTCAACTGGAACTCGACCTGGAAGTACTTTACCACTGAGCTTGTCCGTCATAAAGGAATAAAGGCGAGCCTCATCCCGCATCATCTCACACTGCGGGTGTATCACAATTTTATAGCCCGACATGAAGTTAATGCCGGACTTTACAGATCCAGGACCTTTCTTAGCCCCAACCAGATTAGGAAAACCACGAGAGTTAAGAAATTCAATAGTACCAGGCTGAGAAGAATCAGCTTTGACAAGGTCATAATCGCTATCAAGAACAGAACGGAGCAAAGTCGGTAACTGATCCATAGGAACACGACCGCTAGCCTCCGCTGCGATATAGATCGTCTTAATCTCTTCGATCAGATAGATCTTAACCACAAACGACGGATCGGTTCCGAAGCCAAAATCCATCCCGTATCGGGGCGGACAATCTACTGGTACCAGTGTGGTGCCTGTAGTGCAGTTCGGGAAGACCTTGGAGTCAGCAGCAGTATCGTAACCTCCGAGCCACACATGCTTATATCGTTCGAAATTGCCTTTCTTTAGTGTCTCCCGCTCTTCCGGAAGTTCCGTTTGGAAGAAGTACGGGTTGTCCGAGCAATCGACGAAGGTGACAATGGAACGTGGAGGCGGGCCTTCTTTAGTGTTTCGGAAGTAATAGTCAACTGGATCTTCGGGCTTTTCTGGGTTCCAAGTCCATATAAAGAAACTACCAGGGGAACGCACTGTGGGCAACAACACTTCCATCGACTTGGCACGGATCGTCCTCGCCTCTTCAACCCATACGATATCTGCGCCTTCAAGGGAACGAATCGAGTCAATGTTGCGTTCCAGTCCAACGAAACTAATCTCGGTCTTTGTCTCTCTATGAGTAATGTATTGGTCGGTAACTGAATAGTGCCCATCAAAGCCTAGCGCCTGGATCCGTTTCTCTATAAGCGCCTTGGAGGAGTCCCGGATAGAGTTCTGGAACTGACGGGCACAAACTATTTTCTTAGTGTGTTGGCCACCGATGACGGTAAGGAAAGAAGCAACGGACCAGGACTTAGCAGAGCCTCGCCCACCAAATAGAGCGTGATGCCGAGCAGGAGTCCACAGATTTTGTACATACTTCTCGCCCAGGTGGAGATCAAGTTGAGCTTTCTTTTGAGGGGCAGCCGACATCAGTTAATCGCTGTAGATAGAGAGGAACCAGAAGATAGCAATCCAGAATACTAAAGATAATGGGCAACCAATAACGATACCACGCATAAAACGAATACCGTTATCCCGCCTATCAAGAGACCTAGCGATAACCCGCGGAACAGAAGACAGCATGGGCAATCCGTAAATAGATATTGAGTGAGACGAGACGTCCAGTGCTCCGGTGTTTGACACCAATTAGGAAGGAAGCGGTAGGAAAACCAAGCCATCGTGTTAGAAAGAGCATTATCCTCCCACTCGACGGGAGTACCGGGAGTGGAAGGATCACCTTCAGGAAGATCGCCAGGACGGAATTTCAAAGGAAACGGACTAGGCGACATTCTTATTACGACGACGTTTCGCAAACCAGAACAGACCACCACACGCTGCGATTATTCCAGGCAAGCCAGCGCCAACCGCGGGAACAGGAACCGGCGATAGGTCTCGTTGAAAGAAGAACGAATCCGGTCCATCGTTCGCACCTGAGATGCGAGCATAGAACAACAGATCATCGCCAGGGTTGATACCAGCGAGACTCAGACCGGACAGTGTGTAGTCGGGAAAGCCGGTGCCGTTGTGGAGGGAGGGGAGAAGCGTTCCACCGGGGCCGGGCGAGTAAGACGCCAGAACAGTATGCGTCGTGAGGTTCAGAAAGAAGAA